CCTTCTACTGTTACAGTTCCAATATTGAAATCAAGTTGATCTGAGGGAGCTACAACAGCTACGCTACCTTCACCTGATACCGTAACTCCAGATAATGCATTACTTATTGAAAGCCCTGATACACTTACTATTGAATCAGCAATAGCTGTTTCCGTACCTAACGTAAATGTAGATTGAAGTGAATCTAGTGTAACGAGAGAACTAGCCTCTACGGATTCTGTTCCTAAAGAAAATGTTGATTGAAGTGAATCTAATGTGACTACAACATCACCAACAAAAGACTCAGTGCCTAATGCTGTTGTGGTCGATAACCCAGTAACAGATACTGTGATCGAGCTTTGTTGGCCCCATGCGCCTTCGCCCCAATTATTTTCACCCCAAGCATCTGCCATGGTAATGCTCCTCTAGATTAAGATAATCTTAATATAGCACTTGAAGCATCATTAGTTGGGAATGCGATTGTAAATGTACCGTTTGTTGATGTCTTAACACTACCAAAATCTAAAACTGCAATAGCTGCATTGGTATTTGTTGATGATCTATTATAAATTAAAGCTGCTTGAGCAGAAATTGTTGCTGAAGTAAAACTTAAATTTGCAAAGTCAACAAATGCTGTTGAAGCTGTTGCGCTAGTTGCTGTTAGTCCGATGGTTGGACTTGTTAAAGTTGCCCCACCACTTGAATATGTTCCTGAGTTTCCAACTTCGTTAGCTGTTGAAAACGCTGTTGTGTTTCCGTTTAAAGTTGCAGAACTTGTAAAGAGAGCAAGATTGATTGTATCATTATCAATATCGTGATCCCCTGCCAATAACTCCTTTTTAAAGGAAGCACAGACTGCTTGATTT